CGGGCGTGTCTTCTGTTGTGGTGATTAATGATAAACAAATTTACAGCTTTTTTTCGTCTTCGCGTTTCATTGTTAACATCACCCCTTTGCTTCTTAAAGCGTTTATTACCTTTTTAGATTTTACAATTCCAAATCCTTTGGTTTTTGATAACGCTTTTGCAACATCATTTTTATCAACAAAGACTATGTCATCATCCGTTTCTACATCGCACGATTTATCAGCCACCATCCGAAATCCTTCTTCTATTAAAGCTTCTACGACATTTTTTGCTCTTTTTGGCCCCATGCCCAATACTCTATACATTAAAGCAGACTCCATTTGCTTTGCGTTAAGCGTTTTAATTTCATCTTCTAGTATAATACTGCCTTTTATGTATCCTTTTGGCCGAAGTTCTCTATATTCTGTTTCTTCATTAAACCTTCTAAACTCGCCATATCGTAAGTTTATATCTAGTTTCATTATGCTACCCCCATCTTACGATTAAACGCATTATCTACGCTATCATTAATCTTATCCATAGTAGTATGAGATACTGGGGCATAGTGCTTACTTACCACTGATTGCGTAGTATCGCCAATAGCGTACCCAGCAAGCTGTATATCGCCGTTTTCTTCTTCAGCCAACTGTGCCTTCAACCTACGTAAATCATGGCACGTAAACTGTATTTCTGTGATTTTATTAATATCTGCAAGAATACCACGTAGTTTTTTATAACCAAATGGTAGCGGTCTTTCTTTGCCCTCATCTTTCCACTTACGAAGTATATCCATTACTACTGGATGCTGCTTGGCTAATTTGCGTGATTTCTTGCGTTTTGGTAAAACGCTGATAGTACGCTCACTAAAGTCAATATGATGCCACTGTAGCTCTTTATTTCTATTTAAATAGTTATACCCAAGAAGCTCCATTGCTCTTGCGCCAGTATATAAATATACACGCAATAAATCGTGATGAAACTCTGTTAAATCTGGGTGATTAAACAGTGTTAATATTTCTTGGTCTTCCCAGATTTTAAACTCTGAATCTGGCGTTTCAGCGTCATTATATTTATCGCTTTTGTTAATTACTTCAAAATTAACCATACCGCGACCTTGAGGCCCGCCATTAGTTAATGCCCACATAAATATGCAACGCAAATCACGTAAATAACTGTTAATACCATTGCGAGTGCAGAAATGATCTCTGTATGCTTTATAGATTTCCCAGCCTTGTTTGCGACCAGTTTTCATATCGCGATACATACCGCGAATACTTTCTACTGGTGTTTCTGGTGGAAACACTTCTAGAGCGCTTCTCATTACCGCTAAATATTTTTTTACTGTCAACTCATTAGTTTTATTAGCAAGTACATTATTTTCGTATGCGTTAAAAACGTCATCTATAGTAATCACTTCATCTACTTGATGATACAGCGATTTCCACTGTGGGTTACCATTTTTGCGCCATGTTTCAATTAAGTTCCACTTTTGCTCTGCTTCATCTGCTTTAGCTTGCGTAGAATACGATTCACTTTTCCAAGTGTTGGTTACTGGGTCTTTATACCGCACAATATATTGATTTTTTTTGCGGTCTTTTCTATAATACTGTGATGCCATTGTTGTCTCCTGGTTAATTAAATGTGGTGAATATTATTAGTCGGCTAATAATTGTATTTTATTTTGTATTGTCAGTGTATTAACCCCCTTTTTAATAATTTTACAGTGCGTAATTGTTTTGCAACTTTCGCCGTTTAACTCATAATCTATAAAAATAGTTATGTAATGATTGCCTAGAAAAAAATCTAGTGTTTGCATGCCTTTTTTAACGCCATCTTTAATAATTGCTAAAAATGTATCTGTTTTATATCTTAATGCTTTAAGACTCTCCTTAGTAATAATTTGATTGATTGGGTGATCATACATTTTATGAAATGTAGGTACGTCAAAATATGGCAATATTATATCTATAGTCGTATCTAATGATTGCGCCATTTTTTCAATATTTTGCAAATCATAAATGCGCCTTGTTATTCCTTTAGTTAAGCTAATCTTAACGTCTACAGTTGTAATCCAATCCCATGTCAACTGATCGTATAAAACGCTTTCAACAGTGCGTGTTTGCGAGCTTTCTAATACCTTATTTTGGTTTTCTAATTGCGTTATTTGTGACTCATATATATTAATGAGCTTTTGTTGATTGTCAATCATTGTGTCTTTTTGTGTGTCCATAATATCCTCTGGTTGTTGTATGTGGTGAATCACTTCAATGCCGTCTTCCGCATGATTTATCACATATCCAAGGTTATGTGCTACAGCTTGAAATGATTTTTGTTGTATGTTTTTGGCATCGCCATTAATCCAGCGATAAAGCTGGGATCGAGTAACGCCAGTTTTTTCTTGTAAATCTGTAATATTGTAGCCGTGGTTGTCTATAGCTTGTTTAAGCATTGCTACTACAGCACTATGTTTATTAGTGTATTTTGTCATATCTATCCTGTGTTTGACTACACAAATTATGCACAAATATGCAGAAAAGCAAATTAAACACTTGTAAAAACATTATAAGCAAATATAACTTAGCTACAGATGGCAGACAAAAAAGCAACAAATAACCAGTGGACAATTGATCAATTGATGCAGAAATTTGGCTATAGTTTACGTGACTTAGCGCCAATGACAGGATTATCTGCAAGCATGTTATGTAGGTTATTTAAAGGCGAAAGAACTTTTTTAACAAAACACAAATTATGTCTCGCTAAAGTATTTCAAATTGACGAGAAAAATATTATATGGCCAATCAAACAATATCACAAAAAATAGGCTGGATGACTATTCAGCAAGCCGCGATGTACTTAGGTGTATCTGAGCGCGGTCTTAAATATGCAGTAGCTTTAAAAAAGCAGAATAAAGCGAATCATACACTGGTTTTAAAAAGCTACGGTAATCGTACACTAATTAATAAACAAAGTTTAGATGAAACTGAAACAATTACTATTAAAGCTCCGCAAAACTAGGCGGTATTCACCCTTTCAACTGTCTGTCTATCCTAATCCGACAATGAGTATCGCCTAGTGCTTATCACAATTCACATACCAGATGAAACACAACGCGTAGCTTTTGCAGCAGATATTAAACATATTTTGCGAGTAGCAAAGATTCAAACAGAAACATATATACCAGGAAGACATAACAGTGTACAAGCTGATATTGGTATTAAAGCAAAAAATATTTCATTAAAGACTTTGGCTCAAATCGTGAGTCAAATTGAACGAAGTGGTTATAGCATAATAAACACGAAAGGTTCAGACATTTCTGAACTGAACCTCTCGGTTTCTGCGTTATCACCACAATAACACAGAAGACAACAGGAGAAATTACATATGGGTGTATTACCATCAAACTATCAAGTGCCTAAATCTGGTAATGGTGGCGTTTATGTAAAGTTAGAGCCAGGCGAAAATCGTTTTCGCATGTTGGAAGCTCCAACAACTGGCTTTATTGTTTGGAAAGATAAAAAGCCAACACGTTACAAAGCGCAATCTGATGTCCCAGCTGGAAGTGAAGATGTAAAACACTTTTGGTTTTTTCCAGTATGGATGAACGAAAAGGTCTGTTTTATTGAAATAGCACAAAAAACCGTAATTAGTGAATTAGCGTTTTTGGATCAAACTGAAGATTGGGGTGCATTAACTGATTATGATGTGTTAGTGAATCGTGATGGCGATGGAATGGAAACGCAATATCGTGTGCAGCCAGTTCCAAAAAGAGCGCTAAAAAAAGATGCATTAAAAGAATGGGAATCTATGAAACCGCATTATAAGCCAGAGCAATTGTTTACTGATGATGGCGTGGTGTATAAGCCAGTGCAAAATGATGCAGATGAAGAGTTGCCATTTTGATTAATGTCGCAAAAAAAGGTTATCGCGGAGAGGTTGAGGTACTTCAATTATTTGAGGGTCTTGACATCTCCGCTATGCGGTCTTGGGGTAGCGATGGCAGAAGCATGCAGCAAGCTAGTGATGTAGATATTGTAGCAGATGTTGCAGAAGACCTACAATTAAAAATTCAAGTAAAACGGCGCAAAAAGCTACCCGCATATTTACAGTTTAAAAATTGTGACTTAGTGGCTACACGTCAAGATCGTGGTCACTGGGTGTATATATTGCAAGAAAGCACATTTAAAAGATTACTAGAAAAATGTGTTTCGTAATAAATAAAAATTATGCTGGGGAATTAAGAATTGGGATGACAAATGATTCTAATTCGGTTGGCTTACCGAAGAATTCTTCAGCAGAAATTGCCGATCTTGTCGCAGTGCAAAATAGCGGGGTCAGAAATGTATTAAACATCGGTCATGGGTCGGCATTGGTGGAAACAGCCATGACCCCGCAAACTTTAGGAGATACTATGAGTAATGCAAAATCTAATATGGTGCAGATTGTTGGTCTATGTGTAGATAAAGTGCTACAAGATCACAAAGTCAAAAGTGAAAAAAAGCGCATGGAAATAGCCATGGATATTTGCGATGAAATTATACGTTTTTTAGATAACCCAGAAAATTATAAGAAAAAAGATGAATAGCGTAAAAAAAGAATACGATTGGGCAAAGTATCAATCAGATATGTTAAGCAAAAGAATTAAAAAACATGGCAGTGTTAAAAAAGCGATTGTTGAAATGGACGCAGAAATTCGTTCTTTAAAAGTTACAGTAAAAGCACTAAGAGAATTTGCGGATTGGGGGGACGACCAGGATGAACAGTAAAGATTTTAAAAAGCATAGAGAAGATTTCTTTGATCTTGCTATGTCTGTAAGTGACAAAAAGCGCGTTGAGTATACTATATCAAACCATGATATAGATGTTTTGTACAATTTTAAAAATGTTGCATCGCGTCTGGGTATTACGCCAGAGCAAGCATTAATGGTCTACGTATTAAAGCATGTTGATGCGATATGCAATGATGCGAAAACCGGGGTGCAAGTCAGTGACGAAACGGTGATGTCCAGAGCAATTGACGTATGCAATTACATGATTTTATACACTAGTCTAAAAAAAGAACCACAACCAAATGAAAATAACACTAAACCAGACGGAACTGTCGATGGCGTGTATGAGCGGAGCGGATCGCCTTCTACAGAACCACAAAAATGGGACGAATACTCAAGCCAAGAAGCTTGATCGTGACATAACTGGCATGGCGGGTGAAATCGCTGTTGCTAAGTATTTTAATCGTTACCCAGACCTAACAGTAGGGCCACACTACAACGGTTATGATTTAATCGTAGCTGGGAAAAAAGTAGAAGTCAAAACTACTTCATACAATCCCGGTTTCTTGCAGCAATCCACTAAGAAAAAAATAACAGACGCAGATATATATGTACTGGTGCATATTGATCTACCAGATTGTGAAATTATTGGCGGTGTTGCAGCTGAAGACTTTATACATCAATCTAATATAAAAGACACTGGATATGGCAATATGTATACCATGGAGTCCTCGCAGTTACGTTCTTTAAAATCTTTCTGGCGCAATGCATAGTGTTCACACTGGAAAAATTGGTGAGATTGCGGTGCAAAAGAATTTATTATTACAGAATTATAATGTATTTATACCGCTAGTGGATTCTGGTATTGATATGGTAGTAGAAATGCATAATGGTACAATGCAGCGTGTGCAAGTCAAGTGTGTTAGTGAAATGAAAAAGCGCACCAGCATTGAAGTCAACCTCGCAAAATATAAAAATACCAATAAGGTGGATGTTGTGGCAGTGTATTTTGTGCCAAAAGATATTATAGCGTATGTGCCGTATGAAAATACGCATCATCTTACACTAGCCTTATCTACAGGCAAGAACAATCAAAGCAAAGGTCGCAAGTGGTTTTATAGCTATGAGCGATTTCCGGAGTTTAGCTGATGAAGTGCTGGCATTGCGGAACAAAATTAATATGGGGAAACGATTTTGATTTTGAAGACTATGGCTATGATGGGGAAGGTATAGTAAGTGTATTTAGCTGTCCAAACGAAAAATGCAATGCAGAAGTTGAAGTACGTCTACCAGCAAACAAAAAGAAGGTAAAAAATGGTAGGACATACAAGTAAAAGTCATAAAGCTATAAGAATTAAACAAAAAAATAATAATGATGAGTATCATCATCCACATGAAAAAATGCAGCAACTAAACTCATTTAAATCAATGATAAAAAATAAACATGTATTAGAAATATTTGGCGGACAAGGCAATTTAACAGCTTATTATGAAAAATATGCAACTGTTACATCCATGACTAAAGAAAAATTTGGAAGCAGTTTTGATTATATATATCAAATGCGTGCTGATCGTAAAAAATGGGATGTTATTGATATAGATAGTTACGGTTATCCAGACCATTTTTTTCCAATTGTTTTTGAACTTATGTGCGACAAAGCGCTGTTGATTTTTACTTTTCCAATTGTGGGTGTAAACTGTTTAAATGGCATTGTAGAACAGCATTTTATCAATTTTTGGCGCTCAGATAGACCTACTATAGGGGATATTACAGGAGTTTTAACAGATATGGGTTTGCGTTATTGGTTTTTACTGTCTCTTAAAGATGTAAAAAAAATAAAAAGAATATGGCGCATTGTATTTGAATGCCATAAACAAAAAGCAACAGAATTTTGCAATGTTAAAAATAGGTAAAAAAATAAAACCATATTACGCTGGCAGTGTGGATTATGATAATGACCAAGGTGAATGGGAAGATGCGGTGTTCACTGCATTTGAGTTAAACGATTTGTGCGATAAAATGCGTGATTTTATGAAGCGTAGGAAAAACAGCGATGTGTTTTTTGGGGCATATATCGACATGAATGGAGTAGAAAGAGATATAACAAGTAAAATAAAAGAGGTAATAAATGCTACAAGTAGAAAATCGCGGTAGAAAAATCATAGTAGATCAAGAAATAAAGGCATGTGATAAGTGTCGCTGTACGTGGGAAAAAGTCAATCCACGTTTTTATGTGCGAGATCACAATATATACCCACCGGGTAACATACCAAGGTTAGGTAAAAAGTTACAGACATGTCCAAGGTGTATTCTTGATGGACGTAAATAAAATTGCTCAACGTGCAAGAGAGCGTTATCGCAAAAGGCATGGTAGATACCCAAATACATCTACTATGTTTCGCACAAAGCCAAAAATTGGACGCAATGAGCCATGTTATTGTGGCTCAAATAAAAAATACAAGAAATGTTGTTTAAACAAGGGGGGATAATGACAAAATTTTATTTAGAAACACTAGCAGATCACGCAATTGCAGCTGGTGTCTGGACAACATGTTTTATCGTGGTGTTTGGATTGATTTTCTACTACTTACATAAGTGGTATATATACAAAAAGTTTCGCCAGTTAGTTATTATGATAATGGCGCTGGATGCTAAGATGAATAAATTATTAAAACAGGAAACCAA